CTGGAAAAACACTGGAGACAATAGTTATGACGGTGAGAAACTAGCTTTATTAGTTCATGATGAATCTGGTAAATGGGAGAGACCTGATAATATTTTAAATAACTGGAGGGTTACAAAAACATGTTTACGATTAGGTAGTAGAATTATTGGTAAATGTATGATGGGCTCAACTTCAAATGCTTTAGATAAGGGTGGAGAAAACTTTAAAAAACTATACAATGCCTCAGATGTCACGAGAAGAAATAGAAACGGTCAGACAAAGTCTGGATTATACTCTCTTTTTATCCCAATGGAGTGGAACTACGAAGGATTTATTGACGAGTATGGAATTCCAGTATTTACTACTCCTGATATCGACAGACTTACACCAGACGGTGAATTAATAGATGTAGGTGTAATAGATAACTGGCAAAACGAAGTTGATGGTTTAAAAGATGATCAAGACGCTTTAAACGAATTTTACCGTCAGTTCCCAAGAACTACAGAGCATGCATTCAGAGATGAAACAAAAAATAGTATATTTAACTTAGTTAAACTATACGAGCAGATAGATTACAACGAAGAGATGACTAGGACCCTAGGAATTACAACTGGTAATTTTCAATGGGTAAATGGAGTTAAAGATTCACAAGTTATATTTTACCCAGATCCAAAAGGTAGATTTAAAACTAGTTGGGTTCCACCTCAACAATTACAAAATAGAGTGGTACTTAAAAATGGTATCAAATATCCTGGTAACGAGCACATGGGTGCCTTTGGTTGTGATAGTTACGATATATCAGGTACGGTAGATGGAGTTGGATCCAAAGGAGCTTTACACGGGCTAACTAGGTTCAGTATGGAAGACGCTCCTGCTAACAGTTTCTTTTTAGAATACTTATCAAGACCGCCAACAGCCGAGATGTTCTTTGAGGACGTTCTAATGGCTTTAGTATTTTACGGGATGCCTATACTCGCAGAGAACAATAAACCCCGTCTCTTGTATTACCTGAGACGTAGAGGATATAGAGGGTTTAGTATGAATAGACCTGATAAGATATGGAATAAATTATCTGTTGCAGAAAAAGAAGTTGGTGGAATACCCAACTCCTCAGAAGATATTAAACAAGCACACGCCGCGGCAATCGAGATGTATATACAAGATCACGTTGGAATGAAACGAGATGGAACGTTTGGCGATTGTTATTTTAACGAACTGTTAAACGACTGGGCTAAGTTTGATATAAACAAAAGAACAAAGCATGATGCATCTATAAGCTCTGGATTAGCTATCATGGCTAATAATAGACATTTATACGCACCAAATGTTAAGGTTGAAAAACAACCACTAAATATAAATATTTCTAAGTATAGTAATACTGGAAGCAATTCACAAATAATCAAATAATAAATATGGCAGAGTCTGGCATTAAAAGTTATTTCCCAAGTCAAACCGTAAGTGATGCTGAGAAGCTAAGCTACGACTATGGTTTGAAAGTAGGTAAGGCAATTGAGCAAGAGTGGTTCAACAATGATAGGGGTTCCAATAGGTACAGAGCTAATAGCAATGATTTTCATAATTTAAGATTGTACGCTAGAGGCGAGCAGTCTATACAAAAATATAAGGATGAGTTGTCTATAAACGGTGATTTGTCCTATTTAAATTTAGACTGGAAACCTGTTCCTATTATATCTAAGTTTGTGGATATAGTTGTTAACGGAATCGCGGAAAGAACATATGATATAAAAGCTTATTCTCAATCTCCAAATGGAGTTGAAAAGAGAACGGAGTACATGGAGGCTATAATGAACGACATGGAATTCCAAGAGTTTGATAATTTTGCTGCGGCAAATTTTGGTGTGAATACCAAAGAGAGCGATCAAAAAGAATTACCAGAAACTCCAGAAGAACTACAACTTCACATGCAGCTAACGTATAAGCAAGCTGTTGAACTTGCTGAAGAACAAGCTTTGGGTGTTTTGTTCGAAGGTAATAAGTATGAGTTAACAAAGAAAAGGTTTTACTATGACCTAACGGTTTTAGGTATTGGTGCTGTTAAAACCTCATTTAACACATCAGAAGGAGTTGTTATTGACTACGTTGATCCAGCTAACTTGGTTTATTCTCATACTGACTCCCCTTATTTTGATGATATTTATTATGTTGGAGAAGTTAAATCTATTCCGGTAAACGAATTAGCAAAGCAATTCCCTCATTTGTCAGAGGGTGATCTTGAAGATATAATGAAAAACAAGTCTAACAATAGGTCGAACTATAACTCTAGACATAGCGAAGACAAAGAGGATAACAATACGGTTCAAGTTTTATATTTTAACTATAAAACCTACATGAATGAGGTGTATAAGGTTAAAGAGACTGGAACTGGTGCCGATAAAATAATACCTAAAGACGATTCATTCAATCCTCCAAAAGATAAGGAAGGTGGTTACGGTAGAATGCTTAGGTCTGTAGAGTGTCTTTACGATGGGGCTATGGTTCTTGGTACTGATAGGTTGCTTAAGTGGGAGATGTCAAAAAACATGATGCGTCCTAAAAGTGATTTCACTAAGGTTAAAATGAACTACGCTATTGTAGCACCAAGAATTTACAATGGTAAAATCGACTCGCTAGTTAAGCGTATAACAGGTTTTGCTGATATGATTCAGTTAACCCATTTAAAACTACAACAAGTAATGTCAAGGATGGTTCCAGACGGTGTTTATTTAGACGCTGATGGCTTAGCTGAAGTTGATCTAGGTAATGGAACAAATTACAATCCACAAGAAGCTTTAAACATGTTCTTTCAAACTGGTAGTGTTATTGGTAGATCATTTACAAGCGAAGGTGACATGAACCCAGGTAAAGTACCTATTCAAGAAATTACATCAGGTAGTGGTGGTAATAAAATGCAAGCTCTTATCGGTAATTACAATTACTACTTACAAATGATAAGAGATGTAACCGGACTCAACGAGGCTAGAGATGGTAGCACGCCAGACAAAAATGCTTTAGTTGGTATTCAAAAAATGGCGGCAGCAAATTCAAACACAGCAACTAGACACATACTACAAGCTGGGTTGTATTTAACAGCTGAAACAGCGGAGTGCTTATCACTTAGAATATCTGATATTATAGAGTACTCACCAACAAAAGACGCCTTCATACAAGCTATTGGGGTTCATAACGTGGCTACGTTAGAAGAGATGTCTGAATTACACTTGTATGATTTTGGTATATTTATAGAGCTACAACCAGATGAAGAGGAAAAAGGCTTGTTAGAGAATAACATTCAAATGGCCTTGCAACAACAAAGTATAGAACTTGAAGACGCTATTGATCTTAGAGAAATACGTAATATCAAACTAGCTAACCAATTGTTGAAGATACGTAGGAAGAAGAAACAAGAAAGAGATAGACAACTACAAATGGAAAATATCCAAGCTCAATCTCAATCTAACACTCAAGCGGCTCAAGCGGCAGCTCAAGTTGAAATGCAAAAAGATCAAGCGCTAACACAAAGTAAATTGCAATTAGAACAAGCTAAGTCTCAGTTAAGTTCTCAGAAAATGCAACAAGAGGTTATGCACAAAAAAGAGCTTATGGCTCTAGAGTTCCAATACAACATGCAACTTAAAGGAATTGAGGTTGATGGAATCAAAGATAGAGAAAAAGAAAAAGAAGATCGTAAAGACGAAAGAACAAAAATACAAGCATCTCAACAAAGTGAGATGATTGAGCAAAGAAATAGTGGAAAACCACCTAAAAACTTTGAGTCCGCAAGTAATGATATACTAGGTGGAGGGTTTGATTTAGGTTCGTTTGACCCTAGTTAGAATTATTAATTATTATTATATTATATTATGGAAGAAAAATTAGAAGAAGTAGTCGAAGAGACTACCCAAGAAACGACTGAACAAGTCGATGAGAGTAAATTTGAATCTGCTGGTGACGATAGCGTTATTAAAGTAGATTTAAGCGCTCCACCACAGGAAAAAGAAGAAACTGAAGTTGTGGCAGAGGAAAAAACTGAAGAAGTAGAAGCGGTAACAGAGGTTACTGAGGAAACAGAAGTACAACCAGAAGCTGAAACACAAGAAACTCCAGTATTAGAAGAGATTACTGAAGAAGAAGTTGAAGAGGTTGAGGAGCAAGTTGAAGAAGCTATAGCGGAAGCTGAGGCTACTGGAAAACCATTACCAGAAAATATCCAAAAGTTAATGGACTTTATGGAGGAGACTGGAGGTGATTTAAGTGACTACGTTAAGCTTAACCAAGATTACTCAAAATTAGATGATCAAAATCTATTATACGAGTACTACAAGCAAACAAAACCTCATTTAAACAATGAAGAAATTAACTTCCTTATGGAAGACACGTTCTCTTACGACGAAGATGTAGACGACGATAGAGATATACGTAGAAAGAAATTAGCGCTTAAAGAGCAAGTTGCCAGCGCTAAAAGCCACCTAGACGGGCAAAAGTCTAAATACTATGAAGACATCAAAGCTGGAAGCAAACTTACGGGTGAGCAACAAAAAGCAATTGATTTCTTTAATAGGTATAACAAGGAGTCAGAAGCAACTCAAAAAACAGTTAAAACGAACTCTGATATTTTTACACAGAAAACAAATAGTGTTTTCAACGACAAGTTCAAAGGTTTTGAATATAACGTCGGTGATAAGAAATACAGGTTTAATGTAAACAATGCTGAAGAGGTTAAAAACACTCAAAGCGACATAAGCAATTTTACCAAAAAGTTTTTGGATAAGAACTCTGCTTTAACAGACGCTAAGGGTTATCACAAATCTCTATACACAGCAATGAATGCGGACGCTGTTGCAAAACACTTTTACGAACAAGGAAAAGCAGATGCTATGAAAAATAGTATTGCTAAAGCCAAAAATGTTGATATGAACCCAAGACAAAGTCATGGAAAAATTGAAGCTGGAGGCATGAAGTTTAAAGTGTTAGGTGAAAATACTTCTGATTTTAAGTTTAAAATTAAAAACAAAAATAAATAACAATTTAAAAAAAATTTAAAATGGCAATTACAGGCGTAACGAACAGTCAACTTCCTGCAACGAAGATGACATTAAGTTCAAATTACATAGATTTCGCAGGCGGTTCAACTGGCTGGGAACAACAATACCTGCCTGACTTAATGGAAAAAGAAGCTGAGGTTTTTGGAAACAGAACAATCTCAGGTTTTTTATCTCAAGTTGGAGCAGAAGAGGCAATGACCTCAGACCAAGTAGTTTGGTCAGAACAAGGTAGATTACACTTAGCATACAAAGGACATATCGTAAATAACGCTGCAACAGTAAATACTACGGGTACTCCTGCTGGTGGTGTTATTGAGATCGATCACACAATTGATGATGTAGCGATAGCTTCAGTAACAGATCATGGTGTTAGACTAAACGACATGTTATTATTAGCTCATGCTTCTGGTACGGCTAGAGTTATTGTAACTGATGTTACTAACGATCAAATTGATGTAGTTCCTTATGATGCTACTGACAATGATGGTGAGTTACAACATGCTTTTGATGTAGCTGCGGTGTCTGCTGGTGCTAATGATGACAAATCTTTAACTATATTAGTTATTGGTTCTGAATACTCAAAAGGTACAAGCGGTAGAACTACAGCTAACGAACCACAATTCAAGTCTTACTCTAACAAACCAATTATTTTAAAAGATATGTATCATGTTTCTGGATCTGATGCATCTGCTATTGGTTGGGTTGAAGTTTCAGGTGAAGAAGGACAAAATGGTTACATGTGGTATTTAAAAGCTGAAGGAGATACTAGAGCAAGATTTGCTGATCAATGTGAGATGGCGATGATTGAATCTATCAAGGGTGATAGCGCACAATCTACTGCAGATGGATCTGTACTTGGAGCTGCTCACACTAACTTTGGTACAGAAGGTTTATTCGCAGCTGTTGAAGCTAGAGGTAATGTTGCTACTGGTATTACTGGCGTTAATGCCGCTACTGATTTAGCTGAGTTTGACGGTATGTTAGCTGAATTAGATTCTCAAGGAGCTATTGAAGAAAATATGATGTTTGTAAACAGAGCTACTGCTCTAGCAATGGATGACATGTTAGCTTCTATGAATTCTTACGGAGCTGGTGGTACTTCTTACGGAGTATTTGACAACTCTGAAGACATGGCTTTAAACTTAGGTTTCTCTGGTTTCAGAAGAGGTTCTTATGACTTCTATAAATCTGACTGGAAATACTTAAACCAATTAGATGGTAGAGGTGGTATCAACGCTAAAGACACTGTTTATGGCGTTAGAGGTGCTTTGATCCCTGCTGGTGTATCTTCGGTTTATGACCAACAATTAGGAAAGAACATGAAACGTCCTTTCTTACATGTTAGATATAGAGCTTCACAAACTGATAACCGAAAAATGAAAACTTGGGTTACTGGTTCTGTTGGTGCAACTACATCTGATCTAGATGCAATGGAAGTACACTACTTATCTGAAAGATGTTTAGTAGTTCAAGGTGCTAACAACTTCTTCTTATTGAAGTAAGCATTTATTATATTAAAGAGACTGGGATTAATTTCCCAGTCCCTTTTATTTTATTAATTTTATTATATATTATATTATGGCAAAAAAACAAAAAACACAAAAGGTCGTAGAACCTTTAATAGAAAAAGACTTCGAAGAAGTTGTGGTAGAAACACCAAGAGTTGTAGAGCAACCAAAAGTTAAAATACCGGTTATGGAAACTCCAGAGCCAAAAAAAGAAAAATGGGAGGTTAAAGATAGAGTTTATTACCTAAGAAGCAAAAGAAAACCTTTATCTTATTCGATCAAAGCTTCAGGAGTTTATTGGTTTGATGAAGAAAAAGGTTATGAAAGAGAACTAAAATATACTTCAAACCAAAAAACATGCTTTGTAGACGAAATGAAAGGCGATCAACTATTAGAACATATTATATTTAGATCAGGAACTTTGTTCGTTCCAAGAAACAAAACTGTTCTTCAAAAATTTCTTAGTTTATACCACCCTCATGGAAACGGTTTGTTTTACGAACACAAACCTGAGGCTGTAGCTAAAAATCAATTAATAGATATCAATTTAGAGGTAGACGCTTTAATAGCGGCGAGAAATATGGACATTGATATTGCGGAAGCTGTCATGCGTGTAGAGATTGGTTCTAAGGTGTCAGAGATGAGTTCTAAAGAGCTTAAACGTGATTTACTATTATTTGCTAAAAGAAATCCCGCGTTGCTATTAGATTTAGCTAATGATGGTGATGTTCAACTTAGAAACTTTGGTATTAAAGCAACTGAAATGGGGATATTAAAATTATCTTCTGATCAAAGAACTTTTTCATGGGGTTCTAACGATAGAAAGTTAATGAATGTTCCATTTGATGAACACCCTTACTCAGCTTTAGCCGCTTGGTTTAAAACTGATGAAGGTATGGAGATTTACTCCAATATTGAAAAAAGATTAAATTAATCTAACTGTAGATGCGGTCGCTCTACGGGGCGATTGCAAACTACAAATTAAAAAGAAATTATGGCAGTAAGTATAGACAGAGTATATCAAAAAGTTTTAGCGCTAGCTAACAAAGAACAAAGAGGTTATATAACTCCTCAAGAATTTAACTTATTCGCCGACCACGCTCAAATGGAAATATTTGAGCAATATTTCTATGACCTGAACCAGTTCATGAGGACACCTGGTAATAATACTGGACACTCGGACATGGTTACTAATCTAGAAGAGAAAATTAGTTTACATGAAAAATATGATCAAAACATTAGAGTCTCTGGTGATTCTGGTAACGTTATGACATCTGAAATAGATAGATTGTATAGAGTAGAAATGATTAGAATTGATTACAGTGGCATAGAAGGTGATTTTAATTTAGCCGAAGAGATTCAGTTAAACGAACTAAACAAGTATAGAACCTCTCCCTTGGGTGGTTGGTCTAAAAAAAGACCAGTATATACTAGGTACAAGGGCGAGATAAATCCACAGGCGATAAAAGTGTATCCCTATCCAGAACCTGCAACTTTAGACGACAATAACAATTATGTATTTACGGATCGTGTACTTGTTAGTTACATACACAAGCCAGTAAAACCAAATTGGGCTTATAATGTTATAAATGACAAACCGCTTTACAACTCAACTAACGGCGTAGATTTTGAATTACACGCTTCAGAAGAAACAGAATTAGTATATAGAATATTAGCATTAGCTGGTGTTGCAATCGAAAAACCACAATTAACACAGGCCGCGGTTGGGCTTGGTGCTAGTCAAATTCAACAAGAAAAACAATAAATAAATGGGATTATTAGACGATACAACGCAACAACAATATTACCAAGGGAATGATCACGGTAGCTATCAATTTACATCTTTAGACGATATTATCACTCAATTCCAAATAGCTTATGTTGGTGAAGGTAAAATAATATCAAAAATAAAGAGAGCTGATATTGCTTTCCACGCTCAGCGAGCTATGCAAGAATTATCATTCGATACATTCAAGTCTATAAAAGCTCAAGAAATCACGCTTCCAGCATCACTACAGATGACGCTACCACAAGATTATGTTAACTACACTAAGATTAGTTGGGTGGATTCTGCTGGTATAAAACACTTATTATATCCCGCTAGTAAAACTTCAAATCCCTTTCCCACAAACCAAGATTCCAATAATGACTATATCTTCAATAAGGATGGTAATTTAACTTCTTCTACAAACTTAATAGCAAATGGAGAGTTTAACAATGACACAGGCTGGACAGTTGACACTAACGCATGGACTATAGGAGATGTAACAATAACTACAACCGCTGGTAACCTTAATACCTATAAAAATGTATTGCAAGGTAACACGGTTGCAGCTGGTTACATAGAGATTGATGCTCCTGAAATTATTGAGGGTAGGCGATATAGAATAACATACGATATTGTCGTGGCTTCTACAGCTGGTCGGTTTATACTAGCAAATCACACGACTATTGCTAGCACGCTGAACTCGGATGCAAGTGATAATAACGTTGATCTTATTAACGAGACAATAGTTGGAACCCACTCGGTTGAGTGGCTACAAGGATCTAGCAGCACGGGTAAAATTAAGTTGTGGAATGATGTAGCTTTTGACGGAATAATTGATAATATAAAAGTTATAAGGGTTGGTAGTAGCGAAGAGTCTACGACTTGGTCGAATTATAAATCTGGAACTCCACCTGAAAATCAAGATGATTATCAAGATGACATTTATTGGCCATTAGACGGATCAAGATTTGGATTAGATCCTCAGCATGCTCAAGCAAATGGATCTTTTTACATAGATGATTTAAGTGGAAAAATACATTTTAGTTCTAATATTAGTGGAAAAACTGTGATCTTAGATTATATAAGCGATAGTCTTGGTACAGATGGAGAGATGCAAGTTCATAAATTTGCTGAAGAAGCAATGTATAAGTATATAGCTTACGCAATTTTATCTACATCATCCCAACCAATTCACCAACAGTTAGCACCTAGATTTAAAAAAGAAAGGTTTGCAGAGACTAGAAAAGCAAAATTAAGATTATCTAATATTAAATTAGAAGAATTAACTCAAATTTTAAGAGGTAAATCGAAACAAATAAAACACTAGTACATGCCAGAAATTAAGCATAATTTTACCGGCGGTAAGATGAATAAGGATCTTGACGAGAGACTTGTTCCAAACGGACAGTATAGAGATGCAATGAATATACAAGTGTCAACATCAGAAGGGTCTGAAGTTGGTACCGCTCAAAATATATTAGGTAACTCTTTAATTTCTGGGCAAGGGTTTATTCCATCAACAGCTAGTTGTGTTGGTAGTATTGCTGACGAAAAAAACGATAAGTTATATTATTTTGTTGTTGATAGTGATGAGGTTCTTCAAGGAATAGATCTTGTAGATTCTACTTTTTGGGCTTCATCAACTGGTATAACTGAAAACTACACTGGCAACGGCGTGCTTCTTACTACTTCTGGAGGAAACGCAAATACACCTAACTATCCTAATTGGCGCCAAACACTTGACTTAGTTGATGGTCAAACTTACAAGTTAAAAGTTAAGTTTAGTAATATTGATAACGGAGGAAATATGCCTACTAAATTTTTTATGGTAGGTATTA